ACATTTACATTATTACAACTCATATTACCTCGAAATATACCAAGAAAGTCTTTCGACTTCCTGTTTTAATTCTTCTTGAAAGCTTGTATTTAATTGATCTTGAACTGTACGAATAGCTTGAGCTATCTGTCTTTGGTTTTCTTGTCTATATTCAGGAGTAGGTTCAGGAATACCTGCATTAATTTTAGCCATGTAATGCCTTTCCTCTTTCTTTTGAAGAAAATCCTGGAGAAGAAGTTACTTGTCCTCTATTTCTGTCAGGTATACTTCTATCTTGACCACCTTGAGCATTTTGAATCATTCTCATTTGCTCCATACGTTGTTGATCTGCGATTGCATTTTGTTGTTGACGTTGTAAAGTCTCTGCAGCTTTTTGTTCTCGTTTAGCAGCTAAGTAGTCAGCCATTGTTTTAGATCTTCCAAATAAACTAGATTGAACTTGAGTATTTAAATTTTGTAATGCATTAATTGGGTTTACATTTTCTGGAAGAAAACTTGCTAAACCAATTTGAGGAAATAGTCCTTTTACTACGTTTCCGGCTAATCCTTCTAAACCTATTTTTTTTATTGCATAATTTTTAGCTCTATCTAATGCTATATTTTTAGCTATATCTCCCAATGGAGGTAAATTAATACCACCTGTATCTGTTAAATTTTGATTTACCATCGGCTGGTCTACAGTTGAGAAAGAAGGTACATAACCTTCAAATCCAGGTTGTGCTTGTATCGCAGCTATGCCAGTTGGATCTTGTGCCATAGCAACATTGTTAGCATAATCCCTTAAAAATATTTCGTCCATTATCCCCTCATACCATCAGGTTGTACATCTGCTCTAAACGTACCAAATCTCCAGTTTTGATCTGTTGAGGTATTCGCAATTTTTAAACTAGCGAACCTAGACCTAGCACGGGTATCTATCTTATCAGTTGAACTATTTACTGTAAAGGGTCCAAGAGGTGAAGATACTGCTCCATCTGCTGGATAGTCTCTTAGATTAATTGTTATTTGAGCATCACCCGTTAATAATTTAAAGTCCGGTACAAATCTTCTCATACTGATAAAGACTTCTCCTTCACCTAAATTAAAATCACCAGATTGAATAAATGCAGGTATTGCTGTTTTAGCTCCTGTTGAATCTACTTCATTATTACCAATTTCATGAGCATAGTATATGGAAGCCCCATTTACATTGGTTACACCTTGTATAGTTGGAAACGTTGGAGTGCCTGTTGCGTTAAATTTTGTTGCGTATGGGTTGTCGTATAAAGTTGCGTCAAACCAAGATGTTCTATCCATAGAACCTGTAGTCCAAACATTTTCTTCATAATTATAAGATACAACTCTATCAACTTTTTCAGACCCTGATTTAGGATAGAACCAGTTAATTTCACTATATAAATGATTTAAACCTGCATAAACAATCTCTCCGGAGTTGTAATTAATACCAAGGTTCCCGCCTTTATTAGTAAATACAAAATCTTCTACTAAACACGGAACAGCTTTTACAGTACCATCATAGACAAAGAAACCGCCTGCTTGACCCATCCACCATACAGCTCCATTAACATATTTAATTGCATGTTGACCAATCGCTCCGCAATTACTTCCAACTTGTCTAATAGAGAAAGTAAATGGTGTTCCTACAAACTGCATTACATATGCAGATGTATCTGTAAGGATTAAAATATAATCTTTAGCTTTTGCTGCACCCACTATCTTAACTCCTGAGTCTAGTCTAAAAGTACCTGCAGTATTAATTGATGTTGGTGTATAATCTGAAATATCTTCTTGATCAGAAAATCTAATAAACATTTTATCTTGTTTAGATGGATTACCAATTGTAGTTTCAGTTCCAAGAATAATTAAATGTCTATCTCTTTCAGAAACAATAGACATTACTGATTTTGTTGGTGCACCGCTAACAACAGTAGCTCTAGTAGTTAAAGCATTAGGATCTGCATTGATAGGATTCCATTTAAATGTTTTACCGTTTTTAACTGTTGCAATTAATATTTGTCCAAAGTTATCTAAAGACCAAGATCCAGGATCTAATACAACAGAAGAAGTTGTTGAGGCAGAACCCCAAGTCCCTCTTGACCAAGAGCCTGTTCCCCAACCGTATCCATAAGTTTGTGATAATGGACCAACAGTTGCATATGGATTAATGTCTGCAGAACCACTTGCAGAAGTTGTTGCAGTTGCTGCTGCAGCCATAGTAATTGTAAATGTATCTGCATCGGGTGCAGTCACTACTTGAAATGTGTTTGTTTCAAAATCAGCAGCTACATAACCAGCACCTGAAGGTGGTGTTACGTTTGTAAATGTAAATAAGTCTCCAGCATCTAGACCATGTGATACATAGTTTACGGTGACCGTTGCTGAAGTATCTGTAGTATCGAATGTTGCACCTGTAAGTGCTGTATCAAGAGGAGTAATATCATAAAACGCACCTTCATAATAAATAAATAATCCTTTGTTTGTGCCTAAAGCTGCGTACTTTCTACCGTCTAAATCTGCCCAAACAAGTTGTTCCCTAACAGCTCCGACTAAAGTAGAACCAGTTATCTGTTCCCACCCACCAATTTTTTCTGGTAGACCATATCTAAATCTAACAAAGTCACCATCTGTCCATTGCCCTTCGGCTCCTGTTTCTGTAACTTGTTTGTTAAACCCTGATCTTATCTGTACGTTTGTTAAAGGCATACGGTATTATACCTTATTTAAGTGTTAGGTTAAAGATAGTCTATTTCTAAAACAACCATGTAATCAGTGTCTGTTTGAGTATATAATTTAAAAGGTGTCCTTATATTATAAATCAATATTCTATTTTCTTGAGCTTCTAACCTAGATTCTAATGTTTCAATATAGCCATTAGAAGTATTTAAAAAAAATATAGCTTTTTTATTTAATGAAACATTTTGTAAATCAGAATTATTAGAAAATTCTTTATTAGATTTGTTTCTTGCAAATAAAGTTAATTGACAAAAATTAATTTTTTGTATCTGTAATTTTTTAATTATATCTTCTGTTATAAAACCAAAGAAATCTGAATTTATAGATACTTTATCATCAATTTTATCTATTAAAATGTGTGAAAACGTTAAAGTATCTTTATCAGAAATAAACCAAGGAAAATTATTATTAGTTATAATTTTTTGTATTTTAAAAAAATTTTCATTATCTATAAAATTATTTATTACATTAAACATCTTTTGGTTTTTCTCCCTGGACTTTACTAGATTGTGTGGTTTCTATTTTTTTTATTTCGTCTGGGAATTTTTCATAAAAATTCATAACCATTTTCATTAAACAGTTACCAAAATGTCTAAGAGACAAAGCACTTAAATGTATTTTTTTATGTTTTTTAATAATTTTAATTTCATTATAATCAAAGTTTATATCGCAAGAGCCATCTTCTTTTTGTCTAAAATTCATTTTTCAATACCCCAATAAATTCTTTTATCTAAATAATAATCTTTATATTTTCCTTCTTTATCTACATAGTGTAAAAAAGTTTGAGCTTGCCAGTCTCCTTGAAACGGTTCACGCCAGTGTGAAAGCTCACAACCAAGATATATAATAGCATCTCCTGGTTTAGTTTCAATAGGTTTATCTTCAATATAAATAGGCCATGAAGTTCCATCACTACCAATATGGACAGTAACACTTATTTCACAAGAGGGACGATCTGTATGTTTTTTTAAATCTGCATATTTTGTGTACATTCTCCAAAAAGAATAAGTAGGTAATAGTTTTTTACCTGTTTCAATTTCCATTAAGGGTTTTTTGCTTAACATAAGAGAATCCATAAGAGGATCACCATAAAAATAAGTATCCCCATTATTATTTTGTAATATATCGAAGTCTGTTCTATTTAATCTGTGTTTTATTTCACAATAATTTTTTAATAAATTAATTTCTTCGTTTGTTAAAAAATTATTTATTTTTTTAAATTTAAAATCTTTTCCTATAATGCCCATGCTACTATTGAATACCTTTCTCCAGAACTTACGGGTTGAACAGAATGAGGAAATAAAAAATTACTTGGCCAAACTATAAGTCTATTTTTAATTTTTTTTATTGTTAAATTTTTATCAGCTGATGTTGTTTGAAACATTAAATCACCTCCTTCATAATCATCGTTAACTAAAAAAATAGAAGATAGTGTTCTTGGTATACTTAAACCGTGATCCACATGAAACTTATAATGACCTCCAACATTGTATTTTAAAACTTGGATTGTAAGCAATCTAAAAGGATCATTAACATTTAATTCATTAAAATATCTTCTAAAATAATTTTCAAATATACTTCCATAAAAATTACACCAGTGTACACTAGTTAAACTTTCTTCATCTATATTTTTTAAATCCCATATTTTTGTATTTCT